GGCAACAGACCGGCCAATGCATTGACACGTACCATAGCGGTGCGCAGTCAGTGTCGATTTCCTCAGCGAGTTATGTCTCCTCGACTAATATTGCAACCATCACCACCGCTTCAGCGCATGGACTGTCAGTGGGCGATTATGTAACAATTGCGGGTATTACGATCGACACTAACTACAACGGCACAGTGCAAGTGCTGTCAGTAACATCAACTACCGCGTTCACCTATAACCCAATCACAACCCCTGTCTCACCAGGCTTAGGCGCAGCGGGTACGATTGCCGCACCTTCAGCCACCGTTGCAGCAGCGCTGGCATTGCCGGTCAGTATCATCGGGGCGCAGCAGGGTAACAGTAAAATTGTGAATTATAACGCATCAACAGGTTACGCAAACTGGGTAGTTAACGGTAACGCGTGTACTTTGGTCATTTAAGGAGCATCGACAATGGCAGCAATTTTCCCCAGTTTTCCGGTAGTTCAGCCATCGTTTATGATGCCCGAACTAATCATGAATTACCAGCAGGCATCCGGCGCGTTTGAAGTGTTAGCCACGGGTGACGCAATGCCACGTTTGGGTGCTGGTGATTTATATGTGTACATTAAAACGTTAGATATCCGTACCAATGTTTCCAATAGTCAGGCGGCTAACGGCAATCAATTGCCGTCGGTAACACTGGATGCGGGCTATCGTTCTACCCCGACGTATTTGCATCGTTGCCGTTCTGAGTATGACCAGCACGATACCGCAGCGGCGGCTAATTATAACGTTGCATTGCCTGAAGCGTATCGATTGGGTTCACGCCAGGCTATTTTTCAGCAGATGCGCAATGCGTTGCTGTATGGTATCACCGGCAGTAATGGCGAAGGTTTGCTGAATACAAATGGCGCGACTACGGCAACGCTACCCGCCGACAGCAACGGCAACACTACGCTTGTGACTTATGATAACGGCCAGCTCGAACAGTGGTTTTTAAGTCAAATCGTAGCGTCAAAAGTGCGTATGATGCAATCCGGTCAGGAAAATTTGGTTGTGATTTTGGGACCACAACGCGCATTGCTGCAACTGGAATTGCAGGCCATTGTACAATTGACCCAATATCAGCGGGCAGGCGCGGGCACTTCAACTGTAGGGCAGGTTATTAAAGAACAGGTCAAACAGTCTGGTGAAGGTGAGGTAATTTTCGCGTATGACGATACTCTGATTGGGCAAGGCTCAGGGGGCACCGATGCAATTGTTATCGTGATCCCTGAAATTAAAGTACCGAAAGGTTCGCCAATTAACACCAACGAATTTGCCACACTGAAACCTGGTTTAGAAGCTACCGCGTTAATGTTGTCGGACATGGCCGCACCGCGTGAAATCCCTACTCCGCTTCCTGGTGGGGCAATTGATATCGTATCTGAAATGCGTACTACCCCTGGCTGGGCAATCCGTCCAGAGGCTGTTACCATTCTTAGTGTGCAATATTCGTAATTTAGGTGCTAAAATTAAAGGCGTGGCAATTGTCACGCCTTTTTTCATTTGTGAGGTTAATAACATGGATCTCTATATCGCCAACGCAACAAAACAACATCACGATTTTGCATATAAACGTTTGGAAACCGATAAAATCGTTACCCTGAAAATCCGAGCAGGCCAACAGGCATGTGTGGGTAAAAATTTGTCGCTTGATGAATTCGAACATATTGTTAAGCAATACTCACCGTATGGGCTGGTAGCTGCAAAGGATATCAAACGCTCAGTGGCATTTACGGGCTGGTGTTATGCAGAACGTCCTATCCAATTAGACCTAATTATGCACGGTATCGAACACAATATGGAAGCGATTGATGCGGCTAATGATGAGCGCCGTAAAATCATGGCCGCTGCTATTGATGGCAAGTTGTCCGAACAGCCCGAATATCGGGGCGGCGTACAAGTAGAGACTCAGCAAGTTACCGACGGGCATAAAGTCGATGAAAGTGCTGTGCGCGAAACAATGCAAGTGGACACACCTAACCGTCGTGGGCGTGGCCGTCCTAGCGGTAAACGATAGAGGGTAACATCATGGTATCAGTGAGCGATTTTCTGCAATTCATACGCGGTAATATGGGTATCGAGGTGGCAGATTTGCCCGACGATAGTATCGCTATTCAGTATGCATTTAATCGTTCACTGAATACCGTGTCGCATATGTTGGAGCATGCCGATCCGTTCGGCTATTGCGATGCGGTAATCAACCTGGCGGCGCATTTTCTGGTAATGACCAGTCCCGGTACGTATTTTAGCAATTTGCGCGATTCGTTAAAATTGAATCAATTCACAGCAGGTGTTTTAAAGTCTAGTAGCGATAACACGACTGAAAATGACTTTGAAATATCCGAAGGGCTGAAAAACCTATCAACCATGGACCTGCAATGCCTCAAAACGATATGGGGCAGAACATACCTGGATTATGCGCAGCAAATCGGCTCTATATGGGGCAGATCATGAAATTACATTTAGGCGTGATCGATGTTCCGTATAAAGAAAACACAGGTATAACTACCGGGGATGTTGCTGAAATATTGGAAGATAAATATCACATTATGCAAACGTTTTTTGATATGTATAAACCCCAAATCTTAAAAATGTTGCATAACGAAGCCCTTGACGCACTTAAAGATTTTTTAGACGGCGCACCTCTCCCCGATGGTGCTTTTAAATTCCCCGACACTTGCGAAGAAATAGGAAAATTATTTCAAATTAATTTTCTTGATGGCGAGCAAATGAATGACATGCCAGGCGTCCCAACACAGGCGGCATTAGATGGATATAACCGACGTCTTAAAAAACGTACCGGCCAGCGCCGCCCTAGTTTTGTAGACACTACCCAATTTCAGGCTGCATTTAAGGCGTGGATAGATGCCAACAATTAATGAACTACTCGGCAATCCCTCAAGTGCAATGAGCGATGCCTTGCGAGCTGGGCTTGATAATGTAAGCCAATGGCAGGAGATTACCTTCACTAAATACATTCGCCTTGTAATGCCACTCGACGGATATATTTTTTGGGTACGCGCAGATCAGATATCACAATCAGCACTGTTAAACGCCATGACATATAACAGCGTACCATTTAATGCGCCTGGTAAATTGATCACACCAGCGGCGCAAATAACGGTACGCGCTTATTTGCATTATAGCACTGACACTATTCAGACTGATACTGAAACATACGACTTGAACAAGGTCATTTTAAGCTGTCAATCTGACGTTGATCCATTCAACGAACTGGGCAGTAACGTGATGTATTTAGGCGAATTTGGTAATTTGAAATTTGGGTTTAACAGCCGACTCAATTTAAACATTTCGGCCAACATTTATCATTACCAGGGCGATGCAATTTACCCACAAATGATGTCGCAAATTATTGACGACACGACGCAGCTTGATACCGCTGATTTAGTTGTTTCGAGCAGTATCCCGATCTGGCTAGGATTGCAAACAACATTCCCGTTATATCCGGCTATGCTGAGTGAAAATAATTCATTACCGCCATTTGGTACGATTAAATGCAGCGATCCGGTAGCCGTTGCAGGCTCACCGACTTTTGACGGCTCAACAGGTTCCCAATGGCAATTGGTGCGTGAAACCGTATCGATCACAACATACGGCGTTAAAAATAATCAAATCCTCGATTGGGTGAGCCATGTAATGTGGAACGTACGCAACGGCATGATACCGATGGGCGTGACTAACTCACCGATCCCGATTGATAAACAAATCCCGCAACGTGAAATAAACGCGATCGCAATATGCAAGCGTGTAACGTTTGACGTAAACTATTATCAGTCACGTATTCGGGATCAGGCGTGGAAATTAATTAAGAGCGCAATTCCGACGTATATACCACAGGAGTTTTAACAATGCCTCAAAATCCAACAGCCGTAAATATCGCAGTAAAAAGCGGGGTATCCAAGCCGGTTTTACTGGATAGTGTAAATAACCTCAAAACTACCCGTGCGGGCACAACCAATGCGCTAGGCCAATCTGCCAGTGCAACATTAAAAACTGGTGCTGGCCGTGCCGCGCGTGTTGCAGTTATCACCGCAGGCACAACCGTTGGGGGATTATACGACTCAACGTCAATTACTGGTAATGCGGCTACTGCGCAATTGGCTGTGATCCCGAACACAGTCGGCATTTATGAAATTGATATGCCTTTTACGTCGGGTTTAGCGCTTGTTATCGGCACCGGTCAGGTTGTCTCTGTAAACTTTGATTAAAGGCGGCAATTATGAGTAATCCTAATGACATTGTAATTGTCAATGTTACAACCCAGTCGCCGCCTATTCCGTCGCTGTTATTGCGTATGGGCGCGATTATTTCACAGGGCGCGACAACATTAACACCTGGTTCGTATCAAGCGTTAACCAGTTCAAGCGACTTAGCAGCAATCCTCACCGGCAGCGTGGCTATTACTGCGATGACATGGTTAGCTAGCGTTGTCACAGTAACATTAGCCACAGCACAAACGGGAAGCTGGTCAACCGACGATATTGTTCGAGTAACGATTGCTGGGGCAGCGCCTACTGCATACAACGGCACTTATAATGCCACGGTTGTAGACTCAACCCACTTCACGTTCCCGCTTGCAGCTAATCCTGGTGCAGCAACAACGCTTGGTACTATGACGCTGGAAGATGTTGCGGAAATTACCGCGCAAAATACCACATTCTGGAACCAGGGCACCAACACACTATGCTACGTGCTGGAATTGGGTGAAGGCTCAACGAGTGACGGCGTAACGGCGTTAATTAATTTTATTGCCGGTAACCCTAGCCAAATTTTTGCACATTATCTCGTCCCCCGCACCTGGGACGGGGAGGCAACCTTTAAAACGCTTGCCTCTCAATACGTTAGCAATAATGCAATGACTTGGTTCCATGTAACGACCACCACGGCAACCTACACCGCATGGCAGACTTTGGCGCAAAAATCGGTATTCGGATATGTGGAATATTCCGAAATACCGGCGACTGAATTCGATGCTGCGATCGGGTTTTACACGGTGCTTACTTGGAATCCTAGTAGCAGTCAAAAAGTCCCGCCCCTATGCTTCACTTATGCGCTTAGTTCTACTGCGTACCCTATTTTGGGTAATGGTGCGTTACTTACGTCGCTTAAAGCAGCAGGCGTTAATTATATTGCCCCTCCTGGCGGTGGCCTCACCTACAACATGCTTGTGTGGGGTAAAACCATGGATGGCAAATCCTATAATTACTGGTATGCGATCGCATGGATGATTGTTAATAGCGCATTGAATATCAGCAATCTCACGATCCAAGGCAGCAATGACAATACTAACCCGCTTTACTACAGTCAGGACGGTATTGATCGACTGCAAAATAGCCTGGTTAAATTAGCCAATGCGGGGATCAGTTATGGCCTGATATTGGGTAGCGTACAGAAAACCAAATTAACACAAGCTGTATTTGCAGCTAATGTTAATGACGGTGATTATGCGGGCAGTTGCGCGGTGAATGCCGTCCCATTCGCATCATATACATCGCTCAATCAATCCGATTATATGTTAATGCAGTATAAAGGGCTAACCGTCGTATTTACCCCACAACTCGGCTTTGAATCGATCACTATCAATTTAGTTGCTTCACTATATGCAGGCTAATAGGAGTCACATAAATGTCAGGTAATCCACAATTAGCAATGGGCAATATTAGCCGGGTAAATGGTACATTTAAATGCGTCAATTACCCGGCGCTAAATTTGCTATCGTCGAACCTAGGCGATGCAGCAATGACAATTCGTGCAGTATCACCAGCCTCTAACCCGTTAAGAGCCGGTGGCGGCGTGGTGCAATCACTTGAACCGTATCAAGAAGTTGAGATAGAGATCCACATTGTGAAAACGCACAGCGTGGCTAAAGCATGGCAAGACCAGCTCGTTGATACGTGTTTACTAGGGGAATGCACAATGACTAGTGACAGCACTACGTTAGGCGATTACGACATCCAGAATGTCGCAATCAAAACGTGGAACCCTGTTAATAACAACGGCAAAGAAAACGATATTGTTTTCCTATGCTCAGGGCATTATTACGTTAACAATGCGTTATTCAGTTAATAAAAGGCGTTAAGAATGGCTAATTTATCAATTGATAAAGGATTAAATTTAATCGTTACAATCGACCGCGCAGACGGTACGCAAGTTTATTGCCATTGCACCCCGATCAGCGAAGCCGTATTCCGCAAATATTACAAAATACTCGGCGCGGTATACGGCCAGCTACTTAATTCACAAGGTAGCCTGGCTGGTGGACGGTATGCGCATTATTTGTTAGAAGATTATGCGAAAGAAATTTATCCAGACGAAAACGACCCGAAACAAGCGGCATTAACGCTCGATATCAAAACCGGCTTGCTTGATGAAATTAATCGTTTGACTAACGTTGTTTATTTCGACACAGAAAAGAACGTATGGACATCTGATCCGGTTCCCGTTGCCCGGAAAAAAGGTGTGATCACTGACCACGAGCTATCGGAAATTGTCGGTGAAATTTGTTTTTTTTCTGTAGTCTCAGCGGCAGCACCGGCAAAGATGTTTCGCATTATGATGAATTTCAATTTGACAGCCAACGAGCAGGCGCTTACCTCATTGAAACCTATGGAATACGCCGCTACTTTGCGGACATCGATCAAGCCCGCAGATACTGGGACGAGCCAAACGCTACCGGCCACCGATCAATTATCAATTCCGTCTTAGCGGATTTCGACCCCGTGAAATTGCTAAATTCGCGGGGGCTTAACTTAATGGATGTGCAGGAGTTTAGGCAACGGCATATAATTAACGCAATACGTAACATTTTTGGCGGAAAAGCGTAATTATGGCAGATAAAAGTATTTTAGGGTTTGATATTGATAGCGCACCTCTCGATGAAGCAATTGCAAAAATCGGGAAGGTGCGCGAAGGTATGCAAAAAATGCCGGACGAGTTAAAAGCTGCAACGTCCGGCACATTCGATATGGGTGCACAGATAGCCGCTGCATCCTCCGCTTATGCAAAAATGTCCGAAATTGCACGTAATTCTGCAAATAAATTTACGCCACCGACGATTTCATTTGAACAGCCCAATCGACAAATGATCACATCCCAGAATGTGAAGTTTAGCCAGTTCACGCCTGCAAAAGAGCCTGCCACCGAAAAACTCGATCAGGCATATCAGCATGCAAAAGATAATTGCAAAGCGATTGATGCCTCGACGACTAACACCAATGATAAATTTGCAATGACGCTGCAGCATGTGGAAACCATGAAAGACCACACGCAGACGATGGCGAATAACATTGCGGATATGTCAAAGAATGGGGATAAATTCAATAAGAGCAATAGCAATTCAGCCTCAACAATGCATCGGATGGCGCAGGACGCTAAGGATATGGCCGGGCGCATAAAAGACACCACGCTTAATCTGATCCGATGGTCTGGCATTGTGGGGCTATTTACGGGGGTAGCTGGCGCGGGTTCGCTATTCGGCATTAATCGCATGGCGCAGGATATCGGCAACGATCGTCGGCGAGCTATGGGGCTTAATGTTTCGACTGGACAATATAACGCTGCGAATATCGAATTTAGCCGGGCGCTAAGTGATCCAGCAAGTACATTAGGCAGCATTCGAGACGCACAAGCTGATTTAAGCAAGCGTTGGGCGTTTCAGGCAATGAACGTTAACCCGAATGTACAAAACCCATTGGCGACGCTCACCGATTTAATTAAATCAGCGAAAAATATTTTCACGAAAACCGGTGGTACGACACAGGGGGCTGAGGCGTTCGGGCTTACGCAATTTTTCACAATTGAGGATCTGACACGCTTTAAAAATATGTCGGATGCTGAGATTGACGCTATGGGTAAATCGGCGCAATCCGAAGCTAAGAAAATGGAGGTTAACGACACAGTTAATCGGAAGTGGCAGGATTTTGCGATTAATATGGAGGACAACGGCAAATTAATACGTAATGTATTTGAAAAGGATTTGCTACCCCTAGAACCCCAATTAACGCAATTATCTAATGCTACAGTGCATCTGATTGATGTGTTTATGACAAGCCCACTCGTTAAGCAAGGCTTGCAAGACATTGCAGATGGCATCGGGCGTTTAGCCGTTTATATCCAAAGTGATAGTTTTAAAAAGGATTTAATGAGCGCTGAAACCGAAGTACGAAACTTTGCGACGGTTATTAAGGAATCATGGGGTGTGATCAAGGAGCTATTCGGCATACAGTCCGGTGACGAAAAATCATGGAATGGCTCACCGCGTGAAGATACTGTAGGTGATACAACCGGTGGCGACCCGTCAATGTGGAATCGTATTGCATCGACATGGGACGCTGCAATTAACAAGCTCGGTACAACCGTAGGGGCACCTGATTTGCATCATAACCCAACAGGGTTACGTTCGGCACCAGGCGTTCATAGCGCTGGGGGCTTTGCGGTGTTTGATCGTGATGAAATGGCAATATTAGCCACAGCTCAACAATTGCACCGGTATTTCACTGGTGAGCGTTACAGTCCTAAAACGCATCAACTCGTTGAAAATGCTGCGCCGCGCCTTACGGATATTAAAGACATGATCAGCACGTATGCACCAAAAGCTGATCATAACGACACCGACGCATATATCAAAAATGTCGTAGCGTTTATGCAGACCAATGTTAATAAAGACATTACGTCCACCAGTACGCTAAATATGAACGATATGCGCACCGTGGCGGCATTAGTCGCGGCTATGGCACAAAATGAGGGTAAATCCAAATGGGGCGGCAACACTGAGGCCGTGATCCAAGTGCTCAACAATACCGGTGGCTCGGCCCACATAGCCGCCGCACAACTGGCGAATTGATATGTCATTTACACGCGATATTTACCGGCTCTCATTTGAAATGAGTCCGATTATCTTATGTGACGGCATCGCTTCTGAGATTAGCGGGGGCATGCTGCCGATTGTTGCGATAACGCAGGCATCTAGTTTTATTACCGCGTTATTAACTGGCGGCAACATAACGAACATGGATCAGTTTTTCGCGCGTTGGCGTTCGATGCCTGGCACACAAATGATTAATGCTAAAATTGGGCAATATCCATTTGCTAATCAGAATGTGGCCGCTAACGCCGTAATAGCAGATCCGAACGTGATTAGTTTTCAAATGCAATGCCCCGTTAATCAGGAACTAGGTTATATGAATAAATTTGCCACGCTCTCAGCGCTACAGGCCACATTACAGGCCCATCAGGAGTTAGGCGGTACATACACATGCATTACACCGGCTTGTATGTATGAAGGGTGCATATTAGAACGATTAACCGATGTTACAGACAATACCCACTCACAAGCCGGCGCAGTCTGGCGCTGGGATTTCAGTCAGCCGCTTGTGAGTGAGAGTAGCGCGGCTGGGGCGATAAGTAGTCTCATGAGTAAGATTGATAGTGGTGATAAAGTCACCTCGTCCAGTTGGTCGAATGCAACTAGTGCACTGGGTAACACTGCCGTAGGGGCGCAGGTTAGTCAGCTTGTAAGTGGTATTACCGGTTTAGCCGGAACATTGAGTGATACGCTATGAGCACAACTTATTATACGTTTACCGGCAACGAAACCACCGCACCGACATTTACGCCGACGCTTGACGGAACGCAATATAACCTGGTGTGCAAATGGAATCTATACAGCCAGCGTTGGTACGCTGTTATTACTGACAGTTCCGGCACCCTGATATTATGCCGCCCGCTGGTGGAATCTCCGATCGGGTATGATATTAATATTTTGTTTGGGGTATTCACATCAACTACGTTGGTTTGGCGCGTTGATAACGGGCAAATTGAGGTAACCGCCTAATGCGCTATTACAAAATAGAAATATTTAGTGATGCAGCATATAGCAAAAGCGTGGCTACTTTTTCCACATTGGATAGTACCAGCAACCATAAACGCGGGGCGCTCATGGTTGAATTGGATATTCCGCGTTTTGCTATGGCAACACCAAAAGGGGCGGCATATGTGAATGTATGGGGGCTATCCGTAAAAGACATTATGCAGGCCGAAAATTTTAACGGTATGTTTTGCCGAGTAAGCGGGGGAATGAGCAAAGGTTTACCCCTTGCAAATGCCGCACAGGCAGGCGTGTTATGTCAGGGTACAATACAACAAGCATTCGGCAACTGGCAGGGTATTAACCAGTATATGACGTTAATGATTAATGCTATTAGCGGATCGGTTGATAGCCCTACCAATTTGATATTGAAATGGACAGTTGGATCTACATTAGCCACAGCGTTACGAAATTGTCTAACGATTGCATATCCTGATTATTCGTTAAATATGTCGATTAGCAGTTCGTTAATCTGTAATTACGACCAGTTATGTCATTATCCTAATTTGAGATTGTTGGGTAAATTTTGTAACGATATCAGTAAAACAATTGTTACAAAATCAAATTATCAGGGCGTACAAATTGTTGATACTGGTAAAAAAGTTTTTAATATTTATGACGGTACAACTTCTGGCACAGAAATTGCTATAAAATTTCAGGATTTAATTGGGCAACCGACATGGATTGAACCGCTTAAAATTAATGTTCGCCTGGTGTTACGTGCCGATATCATAACCGGTGATATTATTACACTACCCGCAGGTTCACTGGCTAAAATTAATGCATCAAGCTATTCGCAATATCGCCAGGCATCCGTATTTCAGGGCAAATTTTTTGTTACCGATGTGCGAATCATGGGCAATTCGCGCCAGCCCGATGGGGACAGTTGGGTAACGTCAATCGAGGCTACTGCTAAATATGAGTAATATCGCGCAAAAAATAGCATTAACTAAAAATCTGGAAGCGTACACCGAGCGGAAAAACGCGGAAAATCATCAATTTCGCGGTGAATTTTATCCGGCTAAATTGGTGAGTAAAACAAGCAATAGCGGAATTGTTACGGTAGATGTGCTGTTATCGTCTGATTACCCAATACCAAATATTACTTGTCCGCTAATGGGACCCGAATATATCCGCTACCCGTTGCAACCTGGTGATAAGGGTATTCTGATCCCAACCTTTATGTTTCTCGGTGGGGTGAGTGGCCTAGGGAATGGGACGGCCACATTAACTAATCGCCCGGGGAATCTTTCAACGTATTTTTTCATACCGCTGGGTAATACCGGATGGTCAACCGTCGATGGTAACACACTGGTAATGTATGGCCCCAACGGCGTACAGATACGCGATAGCGGCAGCAACAGCGTGATCAACATAACTCCCACGACGATTAGCATACAGGCACCTAATAGCGTTACGTCAATTTGTGGCGGCACTAAAATTGCGTTAACACCTAGTGGATGGACAATCAGCGGAACATCTGGGGCATTATCGGATAGTTCGGGCGAAACCAGCCCCGCTAAAATGTTAACCGCATGGACGGCATTGCTCAATTTTTGTAATAATCATGTACATGGTAACGGCAACGGTGGCGCAAATACTACCGCGTCAACAACACAAATTAACACGCCGATAGTGAGCTAAGCATGAGAACATACGGACGCATAAACGGGCAGTGGGTAGCGGTTGAAACGGCAGCAAATGGCGCGAATGATTATGTGTATTTGACCACGCTGATCCAATGCCTGAAATTATCCCCAGGTGAATCGCCATTTTATGCTAATTACGGTGTGCCGGCGGCGGGTTCAGTAGTACAGCAAATTTTGCCAACGTTTTACATGAATCGTTTGCAAAAACAATTTGCCCAATATTTCGCATCGTTAAGCATTGCCTATGACACAACCGCAACCACACCGACTTATAATATCAGTGTGATGTTTAACAATGGCACAACTTATCAGGCCAAGGTGGCGATATGACAACGATTAACACGACAGTTACCAGTGCTGGTATCGAGCCAACGCCTATCAGCACTATTCACGATGACATTATTTCCCAGGCTACCGCGATTGCACCCGGACTCACGGCCACGTTGCCAGCAAGCCTTATTGACGATGTCGCCAGTACAGGCGCAGCAGCCGCCGCATTAACTAATCAGGCCGCTGTAGACATTGTTAATAGTCTGGCTGCAACCGGCGCAAATATGATTGTGCTAAATAATCTGGCGCAGCAAACCGGTATACCCGCGCAACAGACTAGCAGCTATACCAGCGTTACAATACAATTCACCGGTCCCGCTGGTTTCATGATTAATGCGGGGTTTCTTGTATCCGATGGGAGTTATCAATACCAGGTACTGGATGCGGCGATTATTCCGACATCCGGCATTCTAACCGGTGTTACCGCACAAGCCACTGAAACAGGATCATGGGCGGTGCCAGCTGGTACAGTGACAACGATAATAACATCGCTACCTGATAGCATTATACTCACTGTCACCAATCCCACAGCGGGCACACAAGCACAAGGTTCTGAAACCAACGGTGAATTCAGGCAACGCGTATTAGAAGCGACTGCACAAACTGGTGTAGGCACCCCAAATTATTTACGCACCCAATTAACCAGCGTGGCTAACGTCACCGCACGGCTAGTTAGGACAATTCCTGCTACTGGCGGTTTTATCGTTATGTGTGGGGGAAGCGGTGACCCGTACTCAATTGCTGGGGCAATTTATAATTCGGTGCTTAATCCGGCCAATATCATTGCCAGTACGTTAAATATTACGGGCATCACCCAGGCTAATCCAGGTGTAATAACCACAGCGAATACGCACGGATTTAGCAGCGGCCAGGTTATCAACATCACCGGCATTGTTGGTATGACCGCGCTGAATAACGTTGCACTGACAATTGCAGTAATTGATGCCCATAATTTTAGTATCGGGGTTAATACTACAAGTTACAGCGCATGGGTTAGCGGTGGGGTGATTACGCCTAATTTACGCAATGTGAGTGTTAGCGTAAACGATTATCCCGATGTGTATAAATTCACCTATGCGATCCCATTACTGCAAACTGTCACAATGACGATTGGCTGGGATAGTAACAGCGCAAACACGATATCAAATGCCGCGATCGCACAAGAAGTCATTGTACCCATTGCATCGTATATTAATGGATTAACAGCGGGTATGGCGTTGAATTTAAATGCTGTTAGACAAGTGTTTTTAGATAACATCAGTTCAGTGCTAAACGTAGAATTGCTTACTAATCTGACGTTTACAGTTTATGTAAATGGCGTACTGGCAACGCTTGATTCTGGCACGCAGATCATATCCGGCGATTCGCTGAGCTATTGGCAGACTGACTCGGCAGGCGCTGGGTTCACAGTGGTGAACGCATAATTATGCTAACTCAAACGTTTCAACTTACCCCATATTGGCAATACCAAGATGATCAGGACATTCAGGCGCTTTTTGCGGCAATCAATCAGGTCATTGCAGATCATTTTGCCTGGATGCAAAATTTAAATTTGCCTATTTGGATAGGCACCAACTTAACCGGCGCATTGCTCGACTGGATAGCCAATGGGCTGTATGGACAAAGCCGCCCGTTATTATCGTCTGATACGCGCCGCATGCGTGGGCTATATAATTCAATAAATTACAATCAGTATCCCTACAAAAAATTAAAATTTATTGATAGCCAAACCTATTACGCGACAAGCGATGATATTTTCAAGCGCGTGTTAACCTGGAATATGTATGTCGGCGATGGCTTTCGAGTTACGCCAGCGTGGGTAAAACGACGTGTTAAACGTTTTTTGAATGGCACTAACGGCACTGATATTTCGCAATCTTCGCATTATCAAATATCACTGACATTTGCAGGTACTACCGCCACGATTACGCTCTATAATGGGATCAGAACGGTTACTAAATTTATGGGGTATAATTGTATCCCGTTTAATACTCTGGGTTACAACAAATTGAACAGCACGTTAATGACCGGTACGAGCATTCAATATGCCCAAATTTTTCAATCGGCAGTTGCATCAGGGGCATTAAATTTGCCATTTGAATACAACTGGACAGTCAACATAATCGGGTGATACATGGCAGCAATCACAACAATGCATGAGGTGGCAGCAAATCAGGCGCAAACAACACTTGCCGCCGCGATCAATGCTACTGCGACAAGTTTAACAGTAGCGTCGGGCACTGGCGCATTATTTCCAACGCTTTCTACTAATCAGTTTTTTCGTTTGTCATTAACCGACGCGGCTACACAAACGAAAACCGAAATAATGTATGTGACCGCAATTAGTAGCGATACGTTTACGCTTGCGCGTGGTCAAGAAGGAACAACTGCACAATCCTGGGTAGCCGGTGATATTTGCGCTAACCAGATCACCGCCGGAACATTAGCGGGTATTGTACAAGCAACCGATCTGTTAGGCGGCACATATTTAAAAGCCACTGACGCGAGCACAGCGGCAAATAGTTTGATTGTTACGACTAATCCGGCGATAACCACGCCCACTGACGGCATGGAAATTAATCTCACACCAACGTATACACCAACGGGAGCAACTACGCTTACGTTTAACGGTTTAACCGCTGTCCCTGTTAATAATGGTCTCGGTTCGGCATTAGTCGGCAGTGAGTTTATCGCAGGATATCCAACGCGTTTTAAATACAGTTCAAGCGCGAATAAATGGTATATCGTCAACGCGCCGATCAGTAATCTCGCTAATCTTGGTTTAGGCGGCGGCCTAACGGGCATTGTCGGCCAGTCCAGAAATGCGGCGATGTCTTTCCCCGCAGCGAGTGCAAGCGGAACGTTTACCGCTGACGAAGTGATCGTTGAAACAGCGTTAGGCGGAACACAATACCGACTGAATTCGATCAGCCTGACTGTCAATTTGGGAACAACTGGTGCTGGGGGGATGGATACCGGTTCTGCACCGACGTCTGGGTATGTAGCAATTTATCTTATGCTAAACCCCATTACTGGCTCTAAATGCGTAATATGTTGGAATGCAACAAACGCGAAAGCTGCCGAAATTTACTCAGGCAGCAACGCGCCAGCGGGGTATACCGCATCTGCGTTAGTTGCGGTAGTGCCAACAAACAATTTGGGGCAATTTGCGGTTGGTACGTACGTTCGTGGCCGTCGTGTAATGCGGACAGGGGTCACAGTTTTAAGTATCGCGAGTAATCCTGGGTCATACACTGCTATGTCGCTGGCTGGTGCCGCACCGCTTAATGCAACTAAATGCAAAGGTTACGCTTTTTGTAATTCCGGCAGCGGCACAGGTTCTGCAACATTCATAGTAGCTGCAGACACCAATGGCGCTGGATTTTTTCAAGTATACGCTGGAACTTTGGGGGCGATTGGTGAAGATATTACTTTTGATATAGATATCGTTACCCCGCAAACCCTGTACTATCAATTCACTTGGTCTACAACCGGTGTTTCAAATGCGTTACTAGGTATCAATGGATACGAATTTTAGGGGGTGAATTATGTATGCTCAATTTACAAACTCAGCTGAAGCAACAATCAGTGGTATTTTTTTTGCTAAACCGGATGCTGCAACGGCGCCATATCAAGCGGAAATCACAGAGTCAGACTCTCGTTACAAAGCATATTACGAGAGCCTGCCAGACAACATGAAACCGTTCATGCCGACACCAACCGCTACCAGCTAATCTGGACATTCATTAATTAAACGCTTAGCCTCAGCCATTTCCAGCCAGCGGATACGCTTATTTTTTGGTTGCGGAACTTTGATAATTGGTGACTTTTCAAGCCACTTCCAATCAAACTCTGCCGTACGAAGCAGGGATTTGATAAAAGCAAGGTGCGTCGCTTTGGTTGCGACAGACGCAGCCTTTGGAATAAACTTGGGTGGTTCTTTTCCTTTTCTTATCAAAGATTCCGCACTAAGTCGGTAGTTTTCTTCATGTCGACGATTAGTCATTTTGCTTACTGCTAGATAAATCTTTGATTCAGTTATATCGTTCAACAATACCCCTTCAAAATGATTAAGCCAGAATGTGATCCGGCTTTTGTCATCATCTAGCGATTTTTTGTGCGCTTTTTCCTCTAGCCATCTCAAGCACGCCTCATCAAAAGTGACTTTGGGAGCCTCGCCAAGTTTGTCTATACGCCACAGTTCGGATTTTCGTCTGTCATGTAACTCTTGAGCCTCCCTTTTGTTCTCTGTTTGCAAAGACTCTTTAATTCTTTTGCCGCCTGGGAGCGAGAAACTCGCGTACCAGACAGCACCTCTTCTGAAGATTGACATTTTTTATCCTTATTGGGCATGTCACCTTCGCTCTATTTCGATGTTGAAATGCGGGAAGCGCGGTCGCTGGGATATGGGCCGGTGGCGCATGACAGTTTTGATTTTGGTGGATATGGGGGATAGTGCGTTGATAAGGATCAATTGTAGGGGTGAGGTATGCCCTGCTGTGCGGAATCGTGGTATTGACCATACCCCTTTATGCTACCCTCCTCCATGAGGGTGATACGGCACATGCTATTGTTCTAAAAGGATTTAATATACGTCTCGAACCTTTTTACCAAACCGCTCGATTGCGCCAAGCAGCGCATGCTCACGGTCACGGCAATCGTTGGTAAGGTAGGGGAACGTGGTCCCATCATGAAACTCAATGGTCCACTTCGCCATGCCATCTTGTTCGCTTTGCCGACGTGGGTTGTTTCTAGCGGCATCGATGGCGGTTTGCTGGTATGAGGCTTGGCTAGAGGCTTTCAATGTATTCTCTTAGTGTTGGTGGAGTTACGCTCTCAATCGCCCCTTTGAGTATGGCGCATCTTTGTTTCAGAATAAGCACGTTAAGATCCCTGGCTGATAGCCCAACAGCATAATCTGCCATCATGACAGCCTTGGTTAGTTCCGGGTATTTCACCTTATATTTTGGAACGTTACACGCTAAGTTTGTGCTATCTGCCGTTGTTAATGGATAGTTGCCTAGCACTCGTCCATCGAGCATTCGCAAGCCATGTATTTGGGGAGATAATCCGTGGCTATGGATAGTCAAAAATGCTTCGCGCATCCTAGCATGCCACACTGCCGTTCTAATTTGCGCATATTGACCCGATGACCCAAAACAAACGCGAGGCCAGCATTTACACAATTCAATTAACCTGTCGATTGATTCATGTAAATGCCAAACTGGAACTGCCTTTTCGATAAATTGCCTCGGCATGGATTTTATTAGATTATCGTTGTCATACTCGTTACCCGTAATCACATCTGGAATTACAAAAAATGTCATTTTTGAATGGTAATAGTGTGGAGTCAGCCAGCGATAAAAATCAAGCCAATTGATGCGAAGTCCGCTTTTCCATGCGGAAAACGCCCCATTATCTATTGCTACACTCGCCGCATATGTAAACGACGCCGACAATTGATTAGGTCTGGCATACGAAACAAAAGCGCCAGCACCATTTACAGCAATTTTATGCACACTTCCCTTGTCACCCCAAATTGGAGCGCCGTGATAATGGTGGATCATAAAGTCCCTGCCGCGTTGTTCGCGGTCATTGTTGAGTCACGCTACTATGAAATTACCCGGTAACGGCTGATATCCCGTTGCTTACAGTGCGTTCTGAATTAGGCGGCCTTGTTGCTGACCCTCTCAATGGCCTTTGAAAGCGACGTAAATGCTCCCCAGCGCAACGAGGAAATGTAAGCCAGCGTTTGCCACCAGTGCTGCCACCAGCATCAGAATTGCCGCAAACAGCATGTAGGTGGTGATTTTATTCATGCTGCGCCGCCCTTGAGATTATTAAAGTGGCTGGTTATGAAAGCCTTCATATCTTCACGCAGGGACGCAAACGGCTGAGAACTACACTCATCAAGAAGCTCTGAAAGGCTAAACTGGGAGTCGCAAATTTCCACGCCAAAGTATATATCCTTGCCTTCGTAAATAAACTTGGCAACTTCGATTACCTCATAACCACCGAGGGACACCTCAAACCACTGAATGTATCGGCAATCCTTTCCATGCAACTTTAGATTTGTCCCAGGTGGAAGGAATTTAAGTAAGCTCACATATCCCCCTTTGCCGCAGCAATGGCCGCTTTAGCGCGATCCCACGCATCATGCTGGCGGTCTGAAATCCGTAAGACTTCCTCAAATGCCGCCAGCAACTGAATAATCTGCGCTTTATGCGCATTCTGCAACTTTTTGATTGTAACGGAATGAGTGCTGATCTGCTGATTGGCGAAGCCCATTGCGCTGCTATATTCGACGTAACGGCCATCCGGCGCTTGCTCCATCGTTTCCAGCAGTGCGCGGGCCATAGCTTCAATAACCACAGGAGGGCATGCTGCCGCCAAATTCTGGGCATGAATATCGTCAGACTTATAATCGTATTTACGCGCCAATTCGAGAATATTTTCGATGTATTCACGATTCATCATTTGGCCCTTAATTGAATTATCAGTGAGCGAGCGTGCCTCTCGCATGTCGTCGCGCATTGCAAGCGCCACGGCCGTCATAGCTTCGTTCTTGCGCTCAAGTTCAGCAATGTGCTCGCGCTGCTCCGCTATCAGCGCTTTATCCGCGTCACGCTCTGCAAGCAGGGCAAGAATGGAATCAGGTTTGACCAATTCATTAAACTCGTCATAGTCGTACCCCCAATCATCTATCTTAGCTTTCTCAGCAGCTTCTTTAAGCGCCTGAATTTGTTCGTTGGTCATGCTCATTCACTCCCCCTTATCTCTTCATCGCGTGCTTTGGCGTATTTCTCCAGTTCAGCGATGTGCAGCAGTGCTTCTTGATATGCCTCCATAACGACTGGCAAAAGCTCAGCGCTACCAAACAGCTCAATAAGGCTCGGCTTCCATGCAACACAATCATCATCAGGATCCTGCATGTTATAAACATAGGGTGTCCTTATTAATCAGATTTAACAGCGCCAAATCGTCCGAATGAATCAGTCTCAAATCTACCGCCGCTAACCCGACTGTTATCAACCTTTTGTATAAAGTTAAATTAAGTGCATAATCGCACTGAATTATTTTCAAATTGAGAGCGTGATTATGGTAATAGGATATGCGAGAGTTTCTACAAATCATCAAGACACTGAAATGCAATTAACGGCGTTACGTTTAGCAAATTGCGATCAAATATTTGAGGAACATGCTAGCGGGCGTAACGTAAATCGACCTGTTTTAAAACGTGTAATTTCAATGCTACGCACTGGTGATGAATTGATAGTCTGGAAAATCGATAGATTAGGGCGCAACGTGTTAGGTGTTTTGATTATGTTTCAACATTTAATGGAAAACGATATCAATTTCAAATCGATAACTGATGGCATTGATTTGAAAACAGCAAGTGGACGTTATAATTTTAGAAATATCCTTTCAGCAGCGCAATATGAATCAGATCTGAATAGTGAACGCACATTAGCAGGTTTAGCCGTGGCGAGAAGCAAGGGGCATATTGGTGGTAGGAAAAGAATTGTAACCCCCGCTATAATGAATAATATGTTTTCAATGCGCGAAAATGGCAAAACTGTGCAAGAAATTGCAGACGCTATCCAAATTTCCCCTAAAACTGTTTATAAATATATCAACCGGAGTACGCACCATGGCAGCATTACCCACTGATCCAAGTAATTCCCTTTCAGCATTACCCATCTACAATGCAACACCGCTAACGTTTGTGAACGGCAGCGCAAAAATTACCACAGCGGCAACAGCACAATTGTTACTAGCCGCCGCGCCGAAACGCCGTTATCTCTATATCCAAAACCCACTCACCCTAACTGATCAGGGCATCGCAGCCGCCGAACCGTTATATGTCGACATTACCTCATCATTTGCAACGGGTAACTGTATTGCATTACAACCTGGTGCAAGCCTTTTGTTTGATTGCGCCAGCGGTGTACCCATTAATTCTATTTATATAAAAGCGGCAACTGTTAATCATAATTTTGTTTGTTATTATGCTTAACGTAGAAGTTTTTAAGCGGCTTCTGCCAGGTGACAGCGTCTTACCATTTGACACAGCGGCGATTACAAATAATGATTTTAATCAATATCAAGCGTATTGGGGTTAAACGTATGGATAGCTGGAAGATACCCATCCAAGAGATTGCGACACAAATTGCAGCAATGTGCGCAGGTTTATTTGCGTGGCTAACAGCTCAGGATATTGGATATCTGATATCCTCTTTTTTTATGATCACTTTTGGCGTAATTAGCGCTTATAATAGTTATCGTAGAAATGCAATAGACCGCGATCGGGCAGCAACTGAAAAACGCCGTGTGGCTGTTTTGGAAAAGTTAGCCGTTGAAAACCGATCGGCACTAATTATTGAGGACAGTAAACATGTGGACTAAAAGGAAAACAACATTGAGCGCCGCAGTATTAGCACTGATTGCTACCGGAGCAAGTGGACCACGTGTCTTAAATCAATTTTTAAATGAAAAAGAAGGTATGCCGCGTTTAGTCGCATACCAGGACGGATCTGGCTACTGGACAATATGCGGCGGTGTGCATTATTTACCGAACGGAAAAGAAGTAGCGCGCGGTACACGGTTAACCGAAAAGCAATGTGACGCCATTGATACGGCGGAACGTGCTAAAGCGCTGGAATGGGTAAATAAGAATATTCATTACCCATTAACTGAATATCAGAAGGTTGGTCTCGCATCATTTTGTCCTTGGAATTTAGGCGTCGGCAAATGCATGAAAGGCGATGTGATCACCTTAATTCAGGACGGAAAACTTAATGAGGCTTGCACGACTATTACGACCTATATACATGATCGTGGCCGCGATTGTCGCATTAGAGATAACAATTGCTATGGTCAGGTATTGCGGCGCGAACAAGAAGCCGATTTACTCTGTCAAAATTTTAGGAAATAGCGATATGTGGCGGATCATTTTCGAGTTTATCAGTGTTGTTTTGCAAGTCTGGAAAAGCAAACGTGCTGCACCGGTAGTCACAGCTGCGGTTGGGGTAGTCGAACAACTTGCAAAAACCGATAATGTGGCACAAACTATTCCGGTAGCGGTTACCCCTACTGTTAACGTTAACGATGAACAAGGAACTAAGCAAATGTCATTGAATATTCTGGAAGCAGGCCAAGCACTGGCAACTATCGAACAACTGGATGCCAACGCCACCAGTTTGTATAACTATGCAATCGCTCTGGCTAATCAAGCAGAGACTACCTACGCCGCACAGACTAGCGCAGGTGCGAGTAAAAAAGCAGCTGTGATGGCTGTAGTTGGTGCGATGGCGCAGAAGCTGGGCACTGACTGGACTACCCTGCAACCACAAGTTTCTACCCTGATTGATAACGCTGTCGCTGCTGTTAATGTAGCAAAAACGTTAGGACTGTAAAAAGTAAACCCCTCGTTGTTAGTGTGAAACAAAAGCGCCCCAGTATGAATGGGGCGCTTTTTTATTTGTAATCAATTTCAGTCAGTAGTTTATACGCCTCGCGGATATACCAACCATAATCAATATTTGCCGGTAATGTATTGGGAAGATTCATCAGGGGCACCGCACCGTCACTACGTGGTACTTTATTGCCATTAGTTTTGTAGTTTATCGTTCCCGTTTCACCCAGGCCGTAATACCAGCGCACCGCCTTACCCAGTACGATATCGCCCTTAACCGCGCTCCCTTTCACGCTATGCACTGATAGGAACTGCTTAATATCAGTCTCGCCAAATATCGTTTGCTCGATGGGGGTTTTATGCGTGATTAATTCCACAACCGCTTTCACACATACTGAATTATTGGGATTTTTCTGTAATCCAGGTGGGGCAAAAATGCCTTTTAACTTTGGTTCTTTGCCATGTTTTAACGCAATGTAATTATTAACATCGCGCTGATAGATCGCGTCATATTCTGTTTTTTCGGTTTCATACTGACAAGTGGTTTCCCACCATTTGATAATGTAATCACGCCTGTCGGTAAACGCACGGGGGCATTTGATAACAATGCCGTCGGTATTCGCTGACACAACACTTACCCCGTTTAGTTCGAGCATTTCGATTAGCATTAGCAAGCATAATTGCCCGCTAATCGTCGTTTGGATCATCAGGTCAGGGCTAAACAAAATACTGTATTTACTGCCAAATTTACCAAATGAGCCATTGATTGTAACCTTTCCACCCTCCATGATTGTTACTTGTTCCTCATATTGGAGGTCATCGGTTAAATTATTATGTTCCAATTCTTTGCATATCTTTTTAGCGGATAAACGCGTCTCAACCAACGTGTTGTATATGCCCGTAAATAATGGTCCTATTTGCTTAGGGTATAGTTTTTGGTTGAGGATGATGCGGGGGTAAAAGCTCGCTACATCGTGATCGCTTATCTCAAACTCAGCATCAGCGATATGCGAAATTGAATGCTCCTGGCTATGCAATCCGCCATACCCGAATTTATAGGTTGTTTGGCCTAATGTGATGCGCAGCTTTTTGATTTCGGTGGGTATGATTATACCGGTTTTTATTTTATTGCCGTTTTCGTCTTCCTCGTCCAATACCTGATCTTTATCCGATGTCGTAAATGGTGCATCGCATATGATCAGATACGCATTCTGCAATTGTGACGTCTGATAGATTAAAAATGGTAACGGCTTAAATTTAAATTGCGTACCGTGCGGCCAGAATGGTTTTTCAAGCCGTTGTCCCGTTGCCCGTTCAATTGACGTTCTGATCACCGCCTCGGCAATTTGGGCGTCTGATTTACTACGCAGATCGATACCGTATTGGTCAGACATTTTAATGCGTAACGCAATGCGGGATTTTATTTTGTTATACAGGTCAAGCGTATTGCTCTCGTCATTTTTGCGATATTTTGACATCAGCGGGCGCAAGTCGGGCGTAATGCTATGGCTCGGCTCGATGGGTAAATCCTGCATCTTATTGCTAAACATGCGCCCCGCGTACACTTTGAGCGATATCTTGACACCTGGCGATGGCTCGATCAAGTCAATGTGATCGATAAATGGTGGCCGCGTTATCTTATATAAATCGTAAAATTCCCACGACTTCACCCCCTTGCAAATGATCATATCATTCGCGGCTTTTAACTGCGCATTATTGTAACCACACAGCGCCAGCGTGATCATGGGCAAATCATAATGCTCGCCATTGAACGTAATAATTGTGACTTTAGATAAAAAGGCAATTAATTCGGCAATTGGCAATGGCGGTGAACCAGGCCAAAAAACATATTCTAATTGAATTAAAGGGTTATCAACCGACGTAAAACCGATTGCCCAATAATCCTTATAACATTCGGTATCGCACACATACATAGGACGTTTTTGCATAAATAAAAAAGGGCGCAATTACGCGCCCAATCCTCATGTTTAGATTTACAGCATCATGCCTTGAGTGCGTAACATTTCATCAGTCCACCCAGCCTTAATATATTCAGAATAGGATACACCTTGTGCCGCCGCCGTCATTTGTGGTGCTACTGGTGGGGCAGGTACAACTGGTACGGTTGGTACGGTTGGTACACCCTGGGCTTGCTGAATAGCCGTATTAACAAACGCCGGGTTCGGAAGCACTGGCATACCTTGTGGTACGGTTGGTACGGTTGGTACGGTTGGTACGGTTGGTACGGTTGGTACGGTTGGTACGGTTGGTACGGTTGGTACGGTTGGTACGGCAGCTTGCGCACCCATGTTAGCCACTGGTACTGTACTTGCCCCAGATGGTAATGCCGCGCCGCCCCACTGCACGCTATCAAGTGCTGGCGCAAAACTGATAGGCTCGCCATATGCGGCAAGGCAAACAATGCGATGATTTACATATAAGCCCGCAGTTTGCGCCGATTCGTTGCTAGCTATGCTGATCAGTGCCTGCACGTAATATCCTGGCAAAATTGCGTTAGGGGTGCTCAAATCAACGGCACGACCTGGTGATTGTGGATCGACTAATGTTGCAATGCGTGGCTGAGTGGAACCGCCTAAGTTAATAATCCAATGCCCCTGATAACCTTCTTGATCGCATGGTTTTTTACCGGCTTTATTGGGGATCTGGCTGTCACCATCAATAATTTTCCAACTAAAATCGGGGCGGTCAGACTGACCTTGCGGCCATTGTTGATGCGCAAATTGCCAAATTTTAGCGCCCCACTGACCGATACTTTCGACGGGTGAAGTTTCATTAGCCCAATGGGTGACACCTGGTGTTTTTGGAATCGCGATTGCTAACCAATAATCTGGGCGTGGTTGACCGATTTTCGGCCCCGATTTATAAACATGCGGTTGCCCCATGCTATCAGTTGTTTTAGGTTCGTACAGTGAACTACCCACTAAACGACCCACTGGCAGCAACATATCTAAAACGGTTTTGGTAGCCATAATCTTCATTCTCCGAATTTAATTTTATTTAAGTTAACTTTAACAAGTTGCTTTTTGCCTGCCTGCACTTCGGTTAATCCATATTGTTCTGGATGAAAACCTAGCGCCTCAGCTTGTTTGACAGTAACGGGTACGCGTGGGGCAATGATATTGATACCCAACATTTGCGCTGTACCGATCGCCTCGGCTTCTCGACCATGTGCGAAAATCGTTCTTCCTGCACCTGATTTATATTGCCACCCTCCGCATTGCTTGCCGCTTTCGAGTGCGTTGATCACGCTACTTTCCACGCCATCGATCCGCGCTTTCAATATCGCTTCATCTTCTTTAAGCCGTGACAGCTCCATACCGCATTGCTCAGGCGTTAAATGAAATTGCTCACTCATACGGTATTGCTGGGCAATTGACGAACATTCTCGGGCCAGCGTTCCGCATGTTGCCCGTGCTCGACAGTCCCTGCAATGTGAACCGCATGCGGCGGGTGGGCATTCTTTTAGCGCATCCTGGCATGCAGCAGCTAGCTTATTCCACGACGCGCGCATTTCAGACGCATAGCATGACCAACGTTTTACCGCGCCTTCAGGGGTATAACTACGCGGCTGCACGATTGTGCATACAACCTGCCAATAGTCCTCTGCTAATCCATCAATATCTAAAGCTGTTACAATGCCTGAAACGTATGCCATTAATGCTGGGTTTTCGAAAGCATCAACGTAACGATGCCCCCATTTCAGATCCCATAAATAAATAATACGTTCGCGGCGCTTAACACCCCAGGCATCGGGGATGCCGCCACAGCCAGCATGAATTGCCGGACATGACAAACTTTCTTCGATATGCAATTCATCACAATTAGCTGCACAAATATCGTCAATATAAACTTTGATGCCTTCTAACATATCGGTGCGGAACATCACGTTGTTAGCCGTTAGCATTCCAACTTGCAGTGAGTTGTCACCATGTAACAGTTGTGCGGCAATTGCGTGTACCGCCCGCCCTTCCTCGACATCGTTACTACCCAAATCGGCAACTGCTTGTTCCATGCTGTGACTAGCGGCGCATGGCAGCAGCTTATGAAATTGGCTCGGCCAGAATAGATATGACATCAGATGATAGCTCCATATATCGTGCGCAGATCCCCCAGTACGAATGGGATTAATTCAGGTTTAGCTTGCAACGCCATGGTCATAGGCGCACCCGTTTGTGGGTTAGTCGCACCATATTTCATGAGAATAGCGTTATAAGAATCCTCGGTAATTGGGTTATTTGGCGCGGCTTCATTACGCAATTTTGGTCCGATCGCCTTAATAAATTCCATATAGGCATTTTGTTGCGGTGATGCCGTTTGGCCTTTTAATTCAAGTTCAACCGCCTTTTTAACTTCTGGATCGACGCCTACGCCATTACGCCATGTACCATCTTGTTTTTTACCTTTATTCTTAGCGTGTATGCGGGCATCCCACGGCATACCAGCGCTGTCATATTCAGCGACGTTTACAGGGTTCGTAGGGGGTACAGGTGCCGTAGGGGCATTGGCCGGTTGAACGTTTGCCGCTGCATTCGGTAGCGGAACGTTTACCCCTGGGAGGTTCGCCGCTGGCAGTACGGTGGGTGCAATCGGCGACGGTGCTACACCCGCAGTCAATGGGACAGGGACTGTATTGAACATGGCGAGTGGATCGGCTACCGCTGTCACTGGGGGTACGTTTGGGGCGTCTTCTAGGCCACATTCTTTCGCACCATCAGCGCCCAATTTGATAGGTTCGGGCTTGGCAAAAGTTTTAGGGATGTCGTTAAGGCCGGCATCAACGTGTTTAATGTCTTGCGTAGCGCATGAATGATCACACTGTTCGCCATTCAGGACGGCTAGGAATTTTGACAGGGCTTTAATTTCCCTGCGATTTAACAAATCTGCATCAAACTCGATTTTAATACTCATAATTAAATAGTCCCTCTTAAATTATCAGGAATATCGGCCACGCATTTTTCTCCATTAGCCAGATATTGCCGTAATACAATTGCCGATTGTTTGACCTTTGCATATTCAAAACATGCATCATTCCAATTCGATACTGTACCGAAATGATACAAAACCGCAGGTTGTGTTACCCCGCAAATACGGGCAACCGCTGACATACTAATTGATTGATAACCGCCTTTTTCGGCGGCATGTAGCCATACAGCCAATGCCCGATCGCGTAAATGACTGTATTGTTTGCTGCGTTCTGCCAATGGAGGCCATGACCTAGTAATCCGCTCCATGTGTTTTATACCTCAATTAAACGGGATGGTTTAATAGTATCTTAAATCAGATGGATTGCAACAAAAAAATGCAAGTCCTCCGCGAGAATTTACGGCATTGATAAAATTTTGTTGGGCGGTTTCGCGTGCAACATCTTCGCCAGGTTTCCAATCTGCCCGTTTGCACTCGATAGCGACAAATTGCGCTAGGGTATGACCCACCATTGCCGGTGTGATCAACACTTGCCGCAAACCGATTAAATCCGATGATTTATATTGACTATTTACTAGACTAGAACTATTCATTAGGCCATACCGCACTGGACGACCTTTCTTGTTAGTCAATACGCCCACGTTGTTACGCATCACCCACCAGCTTAATTTACTGGCCTCAAGCCGAATATTGGCTTGTACAGTACCTTCGCTGCTACCGCTATCAATATCGTCGCTTATATGCGGGATAACATTTTGTTGCAAATCGGCAATCGCTTCGGCACTAATACCCCATCGCGTCGCCCAGTCGATCAGTGGATTAACCATTTTATTAACATGACCCCCGTTAGTGCCATAAATGATGTTGCACCAAAAAGCATGATTAGAATAAATAACACATAAAAGAAATCATGTTTCACGATAAACCCATCCAGTAACCAGGCTGATAAAAAAGAGCTGGCGATTCGGCGTCATTGCCCCATTGATCCCAACCCTCGACTTTTTGACGCGAAAACAATTCAATGCGCGGAACGTCGCCAAATAACTCAACTAATTTATCGCGCACTATTGCCGGTTTTTCTGAATGCTGACCACGCGGACTGAGAACCAGTTGTGACACGCTGGCCGACTCTCTGTTAATTTTGCCCTTCACTGCAAATAAACAACATTCTGAATTAGCGCGACTGGTTGACCCCATGCCAAATACTGGATTACCGGTTGATTCGGCAATTTTTCCCCAGGTAAATCCGCCCATTGTAATGAGCCTAAACCCCCATGCATCGAGCAATTGCAACGCCTCGGCAGGCTGGGAATACACCCACCACATTGCCAGGATGCAATTATCATCAGCAAGTTGTTCAACCGGTAGCCGTGCGATATCCCGAACGCTAAGTAACGGATAATGATAACCCGCTCCACGGCTACCCGAATGGCATTCATCTCTGAATTGCCACGGGGGATCTGCATAAATTAACCGATACTTTTTAGCCATTATTTTCGTAGCGCCTCATTCAAACTATTAATAGCATCAAACAATTGCATGTTAATAATTGCGTTTTCAGTTTCGACAATAAACCAAATAACAATAAATACCCCAATTAGTATTTTACCCATAACGTGCCACCTTTAATATGCAACCTAGCCATAGCAATTCGAATACCAACGCGGTATAGGTGAAATCGCCAATTGTTGCAACAGTCGAACAACCTGCAAATGTGATAGCACCGATGATGAAATTATTTCTCATGGTAGTTTCCCTAGATACTGATACATTTCTCACGATATTTCACCCCAATAGGATCTTTAAATATGAAATATGACCAGGAATGCCATTCGTATTTAAATACTTTGGAGCCATCATAACGACATTTGCATAAACAATCCCCGTCCAAAGTTTGCGAAAATATAACAATAATACAATTATCGATTCGGTATACCCTATTTAACAGCATAGTTTTTACCTATCAGTTCGAAAATTTTCGAATTAGATAATTCGGCATCAGACACAAGATGATCAACGCTAAGTTTACGTCCTTTTACAAATCTCACACATTAATAACGCCCCGCTCGATAATACATCGGTACGAAATAAGTATTGCAACATTTATATACATTAAATAGCTTAATGTTCATTTGTTTAAATCCCCCGTGATCAACGCGATTAGCTTGTTACATTCCGATGGACGCAAACCCAATGCGGTGATCACATCGACTCGGAACAATTGGTAAAACAGCCGGTATTGCTCGTCTAGCGTTAATTGCATATGCACACCAGACCAGACTGCCATTAATTGCCGTAAATCTTGCTGGCACTTAATTAAATCATTATGGCGACGCAATGTTGCAACCGCAATTTCCCGACTCATACCAGCATGCACGTTTGCCGGTGCCTGCATGTCAATTAAATCACCGCGTAATTTGGCAAGTGTGCTTTCGTCATATAAAAACAAATCCCCTGCGACTTGTTCGATAGTGCCGCGTTCTGTCGGCAATGGTCGAGGGGTGCCACAATATGGGCATTTATTACGATAGCCCTCATATTCACGCAGACATTCAGCATTAAGGCAAACGCGTAGACTGATCCCGCTGCCATTGGATGCCCGTTTGTCGCGCCTGTCTAAAGACCAGATCCGCGGTTTATCAGGCGGTCCCATGTGACGATGTAAATTGCCGACATGATCGATAATAATTGCCGCAGGCTTTTCACTGGCCGCGATAATCGCTTTGCGCTGCTCAACCGTGAACGTTTCCCATTGATCACGCATACCGTCGGGCAACTGCAAACGCAACACGCGTCCCCATTGCTGGGTATATAAAATTACCGATTCAGTTTGCCGGCCAAAACTTGCTACTTGGCAAGCGGGCAGGTCGAATCCCTCGCCGAGTATATCGACACTGACTATCTGTAAAATTTCACGCGCTGCAAATTTCTTTAATACTGCGTTGCGTAGCGCTGTCGGCGTCTTAGCGTGGATCACCTCAGCCGGAATACCATTGCGCCGGTATTCATCAGCAACATGCCCCGCCGTGGTTACATCCCCCACAAACGTTAGCCCTAACAGCCCCCGCGCATGTTTCATGTATTCAGCAACGATATCGCCTATTTGCTGGGGGTTATCCGCCCACCACTTTGCAATGTCCTCCTGATTTAATTCACCGCTGGCCGTAACGCGGGCTTTTAATTCCGGCAACTTTGCATCGGGGCCGATGTATTTATACGGAACCAGATAGCCTTGATCGATGGCATCACGCAATGTAATTTCTTCGGCTAAATCATCAAACACCCCATCCGCCGTGCGGCCTAGCCCTTTGCCATCGGTGCGCCCAGCCGTTGCAGTAAATCCTAGCCCTCTTGCACGGGGGAACATTGCCCAGCATTTGCCCCATTTATTTTCGCGGGTAATGTGATGCGCTTCATCCTGAATAACCAATTCAACGCGATCCATCCATGGCTGGCGCTCTTTTTTGCTCAGATGTAATAATGTATCAACACCCGCCACAACCCAGCCCGCGTTACAGTCGAACCACCTACGGCCTGTTCGGTTGATATGCTCCGCTAAAATTTCCCGCCGTTGGTCAGGGCTACACAATAAATTATGTGGGATGTGTTCAACCGCCAGCGCAATACTAAGCTGTTTCACCAACTCGTTACGATGTGCGATACATATGCCCGCTGCAAATCGGCTGGCTACCGATGCGGCCATAACCGTTTTACCCGACCCCGTGGGCGCAACGACTAAGGGGGCAATATGTCCAGATGCCCACGATTGAAAAATCCGATTAATATATTTATTTTGATAACCTGCTAAAACTGGCATTGTCTATGCATCCCGAAACAATACGTTATTTGTTTTATAACATTATTAAACATGCCTTGCGGTTGGTCAAGTGACGATTTATAGTTATGGCACTGTCAGGAGGGAATCGCATGCTACATACATTATTTGACCAGACTAACACCGCTTATGACGGTGAATCTTTTCTTTTAGAATCAAACAGATATTTTTTAAATCCTAATTTCAACGAATTGTTTATTTTTAAACATCCTATTAACAACGCCTGGTATCTACATTGCTGGCATCAACCAGGCGCATTAGTAATCTGCGATATTGCTATCCCCTTTGAATTCGTCACATGTGGCGGATTGCTGGGTTTATTCACCCCGCAAAAAGAAATAACCCCGCTAAACTATGACGGTATGAAATTAGACGATGTTTACACACCTGAATCATGCGCGGTATTAAATCGGCTCACACCTAAAATTTGGCTGGGGATGTAAAATGCAAGCATTAGGGAATATGACCAGCCTGAAACAATGGTTCGTTTGGCGTCTGGACTGGGACGCCGCAAAAGGCAATTACCAGAAACGGCCAGTGGATGCAGGCGGCGCAAATAACATCGACCACCAGCAACCCTATAACTGGCTCGGATACAACGACGCCATGGCGTGTGTTCAACGGCTACGAGAATGGGACAAAAGCGGCACACAATTTACCATCGGTTTTTCGCTCACCGATAACGATCCGTATTGGTGTCTTGATTTAGATCACGTTATCGACTCGAAAACAGGTCAATTCAATAATCAATACGCTGCACAAATATTTTCCACGTTACAACAGACCGGATGCGCTTTCGAATATTCATCGTCGGGCACCGGCTTACATGTTTTCGGTTCCGGCCAACTCCCTCAGCATAGCTGTAAGTTGCGTAAAAACATCCGAGAGTCATACCCTGGCATTTGTGATTTAGAACTATACACATCACAGCGCGGTATTGCCCTAGGTCTGACCGGCCAAATGTGGGGCAATGCCGATACCACCAACGCGAGTGAATTTATAGCCACAGCTCTGATACCGGCTTATTTCCCCTACACGTTGCAGGATACTCACGACGCGGGTTTTATCGATCAGCCACGCATTGATTATGTTGGACCCGATAGCGACGAGGATTTATTGCGCCGCGCCATGGCATCGACTAATCTCAGCGATAAAATGGCGGGCACCGCGAGTTTTCATGCGTTATGGAATAACACCGACGACGCACAGCAACGCTACCCAGGTGAATCTGAACGCGATATGGCGCTCATTGCTCACCTTGCATTCTGGACGGGCTGCAACCCCGTGCGCATTGAGCGTTTAATGCGTCAATCAGCATTAGTTCGTAGCAAGTGGGACGAGCGACGCGGTGATTTAAATTGGCTGCAATACTCGATCGTTAATCAGTGCAAGATGCAGAAAAACGTCCTGCAGGACAAACGCGTTGACGATGCCACGACATTACCGGTGGATGTTGCCCCGCGTGAAATTGATAAGCTGTTTTTAGGAAAAGAAGATCAGGACATCATTTTTAAAGACTGCGTGTATGTTGTCGACATTAACAAAATCATTACCCCGTTAAATGGCAATTCGATCATGGCGCTTAATGCCGAACGTTTTGACGCGTTGAAAGGAGGCTATCAATATGTGATGGACCCGAACAACACGAAAATGGAAAAAAGCGCCTGGAATTGTTTTTTGAATAATCAATTTATGCGCCGCCCTCGCGTTGCAACAACATTTTTCCGGCCAGATATTAAACCCCTTGCGGTCATTGAGGAAAACGGCCAAAGCGGCGTTAACGTTTGGATGCCGCCAAAAGTGCCGATGGAACAGGGAGACGTTAGCCCAGTGCTGGATTTACTGGCACGCCAGATACCCGACGAGCGTGATCAACGTATCCTGATTAATTACCTCGCCGCCGTTGTGCAACACCCTGGTATCAAATTTCGTATGTGCTGTGTGTTGCAGGGTTTTTACGGTAACGGTAAATCAACGTGGGGCAACATCTTACAATATGCCGTGGGCTATCAATATTGCGCATGTCCTAGTAGTCGATCGCTATTCAGCAAGTTTAATGAGTGGCAAATTAATAAGGTGCTGGCAGTCATTGACGATGTGAAAATCCATCCGGGCACTGGCGATATGGAAATGTTGCGCAGGATGATCACGGAAACACGTGCTGATATCGAAGGGAAAGGTGTTGCGATTGCGACACGCTCAGTCTGCATCAATTACTTGCTATCCATGAATGACCCTGGCGGGATACCCATGGAAGGCGAGGAACGGCGTTTCAGCACGTTTTTAATGCGGCAACAATGCAAAGCCGACGTGCTGCGCGATTTTCCCCCTGGATATTTCGGCAAACTCAATGACTGGCTCAATGCTGGTGGCTATGCTAAGTGCGCATATTGGCTGGCTAACTATCCTATCGATCCGGAATTCGACCCCGTAATTATTGAACGGGCACCGTTAAGCAGTACGCAACCGATGCTCATGGAAGCGGTTAAGCCTCGGCTTGATGATGTGCTTAAGGATTATATCGAGAGTGGTATCATGGGCACCCGTGGCGGGTTCGTGTGCGTGCATCGCATGCTTGATAAGCTACGTGCCGATGGATATCGCATTGCGCTTAATGATATCAAACGTGCGCTAGAACGTGCAGGTTACATCGCTCACCCTGGCTTGCCAGCTGGCCGGACAATTTCCCCATTGATCATGGAGGATAACCGCCGCGTAATTCTTTACGTTAAATCCGATGCAATAGAGCTAATGGCTCCACATTTCCGCCCTTGTGATATTGCTGCAATGTATACTGACGCAAACAAATTCTGCTAATAGAAACGGGGCATTACGCCCCGTTGTTTTTTACTTCCCTTAATTGTGCTATTCGAATATCCACCAGCATTAATATTGTCAATTGGTGCTTATCGGGCACTGTGCCGAGATTTCGCCACGCGTAAATAGTCTGAGGTGTTACACCTATTGCATCAGCAATGCAGGCCACCCAGTGCGGGCCATATAACAATGTGCCCACGTCTTGCAATGTTGCATAGTTCATGATACGTTCTCCTTGGATTTCTCCGAATTGACAGTGAAAACATTAAAGCCACTTATCAAAGTGGCTTCTTTTTTAGCTTAGGCTAACCAACTGTATTTACCATTTCGCCGCAACGCGTCTCGCAATATCCTGCCTGGTGACGGTAACCGCAAATACACGTCGGCATCAGGCACGTTCGATTTTAGCCACACCGTTTTACCCGCGCTTATCTGAGTGACAAACTCACCTGTCTTATCAGGGATACCTGCCATTTTGCATACACCCTCCAATGATTCAAGCAATACATCATCACTAAAATCACGCGTCCTGCTCAGTTCGACTAGCATTTAACAGATCCTCAATTCGATTACGTTTTGCTATTAGCATAGCGTGTAATTGTTCCCAGATCACAGGCGGAACAGAACGTTCCCGATAATGCCACTGGCGTACAGCTCGTGGTGATTTACCCAGAGCATGCGCTAACGCTGATTGCCAGCGATCGCCATACAACGCATGGCCGACCTCATCAATCGTCATAATGTTTTAATACCCGAATAAAGCACAGCGTTATGTTGGTCAATGACAATCCGGTTATGTGGATTACTGTTTGCTTTGAGCCACGCCATAACCGGCTTAACAACATCCTCGAATGAGTCGGGCGCAAACTTTAATTTTGTTGGGTCACTATCATGAATATAACCGGCACTTGCGAAACGATAAAACTCATTATTTTGAGGATTATAATATATTCCCGAATCATTAACCTTGCGCATAGGCATGCAATTTGTATGGCCTACCGGAATAAAAAAGCGCGAGTCGAATTTAGAAACGGGAATAGGCTGCGATAAATCCGCATCGCTCGGTGTAAAATAAGCATGCTTTTTCGTGATAAAAACATGGTCATATGCATCCGGCGATATGAGAGGCGTAATTGCGTTAGATTTTAATACATAATTGCAAGGCTCCATAACTACCGAATTACAGTGGGAATATATGTGATAGCGACTAAGTTCGTAATTACACAATATTAATCTCTGTTTACCCAATACACCCACGCATTCGTATAACATTGCGGGTTGCTCAAAAAACTTAAGCATGGATTCGCTTATTGTAAATGAGTTAATCACGCTAATTTTTTCGTCTATTCGATAAAATTTTTTCATTTTGCCAACTCCAATAATTCGACAATTTCAGGGGTGACTGTATAATTCGTGATCGTCCAATTAGCATCCATGAAAATATAACCAATAAATGACCGGTGCTTTGACCAGATACCGAAAACGCGATCACCTTTAACGTGACAAATTTCCTTGATGGCGCGAGAGCGTCGGACAATCGGCGACTCGTTAAGCGATTCAAATACTGATACGTTATATCCCTGGTGAATAGCCTGTTCGATAATATTACGCCCGTATTGTTCAACTGGCGGCTTGGCTTTGAACCACTTGGCGAACCATTCGGCGATACCACGTATCGCGGTTTCAGGGAATGCAGATTTCTTGATGGCATTATACCGCGCCATACCACTGGATGTCACTTTGCAGCCCAGCCCACGGTGAATATAACCCAAGTCACAAAGCAACTGTAAATCAAGCTGATCAGCGTTATCAAACTGCAACGGTAAATTGCGTTCGACAAGCCGCACTAACAACGTTTCATAGTTATGCATAATTAATCCTTAATAAGCATGCTTTTTGCTCGGTAATCGTGTGTTCATGATCAACCCCTCAACGAACAAATTCGCAGGTAAATTCGTGATTACACTGTGGGCATTGAGTCTCAATGCTCAAACTCTATTCTGCGGTTGTATCAGCCATCATTCACCAACCTTGTTAAACATTTCGATTAGCAATTCATTAATACGTTCGCCACACTCATCATCATCATCAGCAGCAGCATTAGCAGCAGCAGCATAAGCATCAGCAGCATAAGCATCAGCAGCATAAGCAGCATTAGCAGCAGCATAAGCAGCAGCATAAGCAGCAGCATTAGCAGCAGCATAAGCATCAGCAGCATAAGCAGCATTAGCAGCAGCATTAGCAGCATAAGCAGCAGCATAAGCAGCATCAGTAGCAGCATTAGCAGCAGCAGCATAAGCAGCAGCAGCATAAGCAGCAGCAGCATCAGTGGTTGGATTTTCAAGCCACTTAACAATTAACTCATATTTATTAGTATACGGCTTTATAAGTTTAATATTTATTAATGCGCAGTCGCATGAAAATCTCAATAAATGTTCTTTTGGCACTTTCTTACTGGCCAGCCACGTCAAGTCTGATAGTGTATTTTTACCGCCAACTAAACTAGCTACATCAACTAGCTCATCAGTATCATTAGTTTGTTCAATAAAACGCCTTAAGCCTGGTTTACAAGCACCCATTTTAATTAATTCACGTTTGGTAATTTTCATTTAACATTATCCTCGTTGGTAACTAATTTTAATTCATTTTCATGACCAAACATCGACACTAGATACATTGTGCCCTGTTCGTCCTGCATTTCAGCACAGCGATAGCCAAGTAATAGTGTACCTAGTTTAAGGTACACTGTCAAATTTATTTTAATTTATTCAGCCGATTCACTTGATATCACTTCGTCGGGCATTTCAATCAGGAAAATAAAATCTTCTACGCGGGTGTCGTCACTACCGCGATCACTGTCGCCATCGCTATTTTCAAGGTTAAGCCGCTTGCCTTCTTCAACTGCTTCATCGTACGCAGCTTCCGCTTCATCGAGCGTGTCATAGATTTTTCCATATGCGCCATTAATTAAATCTGATAATTGATATTTCATGGTGTTTCTCCGATTGTTGATCACAGTGGGCGTTTATCTTGCCCCGATGTTTATAATGTACCTTAAACGAGGTACGATTGCAAGCGATTTCCTCAAATGAGGTACATTTAGACAAAATAACCAAATTATTCCGAAATTTTAAAGTTTTTAAAAACCCGTTTGTTACAATTTGAAATATCTGAATTTTAGAAATTTTAAAATATTTAAGATTGGGTTTTCATTTGGTTATTTGGTTGTTCTCTTTATTATTATTTTTCTTTATTTATTAAAGAGTTATAAGATAAATAACCAAATAACCAAATAACAAAGAAAAAACCAGTGGCGGAAAAAGTGTAAATGTAAATGTAACAGAAACATTTGTAGGGAAGCGGAGAAGTAGGCCGTTGCCGACCAAAACTCGTTGTCATTGATTTATAAGGACTTTTTATTTTGCCTTTTTAGCTGCTAAAATCACCGAATTGAGACAATTAAGACAGGAAATTAACCGTGGCTAAAATTACCGACTGCGAGCGGGAATTCGCATACCAGTACGTTATCACCGGAAATCCCGCGCGGGCGTACAGAAAAGCGTTCGAGAAAATGATCCGCCAGCGCAAGCTTGAGCCAGCCCAATTTGACCGTTTCGGGATCAAACTCCTGGCTAAAGCGAACGTGCAACATTTTATCGCAGAACTGCGTTGTAAACTCTCCGGTTCAATCGCGTTCGATTTTCACGACCTGATAGCTGACTGCGTGGCTATCGCAACGGCAGACCCGAATGAGTTGGTAAGTGTGCGCAGGACGTGCTGCCGGTATTGCTGGGGCGTCGAACACGAATACCAGTGGGATAGTGTTGTGCAGTTTATGAAAGCCCTCCAGGAAGCGGACAGCGAGCGCGAGGCGTTGCTTGTTAAACATCCCGAAATGGAGGGCAACCTAATGCCCCTGCCAAACGACGCGGGCGGTTATGGTTTTAACCCCACGCTTGACCCAGCTCACGATTGCCCGCACTGCCGAGGCGAGGGCGTTGTGTCGGTTCACGTCGCGGACACCCGCTATTTGTCATATGGCGCGAGAAAGCTTTACGCCGGCGCAAAATACGACAAGAATGGTAATATCGAAGTTATGATGCATGATCAACAAAAAGCGCGTGAAACATTATTGCGATTGCTCGGATCGAGCGGCGTGATCAAAAATATAAATGGAGTTACAAGCGATGAAACAGAACAAAAATATCAGGTTGTAATAAATGGTGCGCCAATCCTCCAGGACATCGAATATCGCGATCCAATTGCAACCCCTACACCAGGAGCAATTGCGGATCGAGTCGACGTTAAGTAAGCGAGATATTATCGCAGCGGGGCGGCGCTTTGGCAAAACCACATATTTTGAACAAAAAGCCGCTTTAAATTCGGGTACGGGTAAATTCGTCGGCTGGTTTTGCCCGTCCTACAAGTTGATGACGCCATCATATAAAGCGGTAAAAAAACTCCTAGGCAATGCCGTTGCTTACGCGTCTAAAAATGAAATGATTATAGAAACTGTAACCGGCGGCAAAGTTGAATTCTGGACACTCGACGATGAAAATGCGGGGCGCTCGCGTAAATATCACCTGGCGCTAATTGACGAGGCGGGACTTGTCAAAAAAGGCTTAAAGGACACATGGGAACAGGCTATCGAGCCAACATTGCTTGACTATAACGGCGACGCAATTATGGCCGGAACGCCAAAGGGGATAAACGATGAGAATTATTTCTGGCTCGCCTGGGATCAACCGAAATTAGGCTGGCGTCGCCACTGGGCACCCACAATCGCTAATCCCGCAATTTCAATTGACGCGTATAACGACCTCACTAAAAATAAATCGCCGCTTGTCATACAGCAGGAATATCGCGCCGAATTCGTTAACTGGAACGGACAAAACTTCTTTAAAACTGAATGGCTACTCGACGAGCAATTTCGACCGCTACAATATCCGATCATTTGCGATTATGTTTTTGCGGTTGTCGACTGCGCAGCTAAATCAGGCGAGACAAATGACGGCACCGCGGTTACCTGGTTCGCCATGACCAATTTTCCCACCCCGAAATTAATTGTCCTGGACTGGGAAATTGTCCAAATTGATGGTTATTTCCTAAAAGACGTGTTGCCCCAATGGATAAATCACGGGCGCGACCTGGCCGGAATGTGTCGCGCCCGTGACGGTTTTATCGGTGCCTGGATAGAAGATAAATCCACCGGTATTACCCTGATACAGCAGGGTAAAAATTCAGGCTGGCCGGTTTACGCGATCGATAGCGATATGACCAGCATTGGCAAAGAATCGCGGGCTATCAACATTTCTGGCTATGTCGCTGGCGGACAGGTGAAAATATCCGAGTTCGCGTATAATAAAATCACAACGTATAAATCGCAGTCTAAAAATCATTTTCTCTACCAGGTGCTGCAATTCGTCATCGGGGAAAAAGACCAGGCTGACGATTTGTTCGATACATTTAACTATGGCGTGGCTATTGCATTAGGCAACAGCGCAGGATTCTAAAAATGGCACTATTGGATCTACAAACGCAGAGCGAAGCGAAAAGTAAATTAATGGATGTTCTGGAATCGGTAGACATCGAACCAGGTACGCCCACGAGTTACGAAACCTGCAAAATCATTTACTTGTATCACCCGCTTGGCGGAAAAATGGTCGATCGCCCGATCCGCATGGGACAATCACAGCGACCGCTGATCACGGTGAAAAACGCCCCGTCCGATTTAGTTGTAAAAGCGTTTTGGGATGAATGGGACTCGCTGGGGGCTGATAATGTCATTGCCGAAACCGTTCGGTTAAGTAGAATTTACGGGCACGGTACGACAGGGGCGATTGTACCAGGCACTGCAAATAATCAGTCGCTCACTACTGAACAATGGCGCGATCCGGCGCTGGCCTTTAACGTATGGGACCCGCTCAACGTTGCCGGCTCGATGATATGCAATATTAATCCTAATGCGCCGGACTTTCTTAAACATGACACAATTCGCACGGCTGGCACAGAATACGCAGCAGGGCGAACCTGCACGTTGCAAAACGAGTCGGGGATATATCTGGCCTACACCGAATCCGGTTATGGCTACACGGGGCGTAGCGTATATCAGCGGGCATTATATCCGCTTAAATCCTTTGTACAGGGCATGCGCACCGATAATCATGTGCTGGTTAAATGTGGCATGCTCATCGCTAAAATCTTTTCACAAACGTCTATGGCTAATGCGGTGGCCGAAGGTATCAGTAAAATCAAGCGTATTATTTTGCGACAGGGTAAAACTGGCGACGTGGTGCAAATTGGCGCACAGGACAGCATCGAAAGCATTGATTTAACTAACCTTCAGCAGCCAATGGACAGCGCCCGCCAGCACGTACTGGCCGACATTGCCGCAGCTGCCGATATGCCTGCAATCATGCTAAATTCCGAAACGTTTACGCGCGGGTTCGGCGAGGGCACAGAAGATGCAAAAAGTGTCGCATCGTATATTGATGGACTCCGCGCCGACTGGAAACCGCTGTATAACTTTTTTATCCGTATCGTTCAATTGCGCGCCTGGACAGAAGAGTTTTACGCAACGATTCAAGCCAGTAACCCCGATTTAGCGAATGTTCCCTATGCAACTGCGTATGCTCAGTGGTGTAATGCGTTTGAATTTACTTGGCCGAGCTATTTAATCGAACCGGAGAGTAAACAAGTTGAAGTCGATAAAATTAAATTTGAAGCGGTTACCAGTATGCTGGAAGTCATGCTGCCGAATCTCGACCCTGAAAATAAAGCGGCACTGCTCGAATGGGCGATGAATAATTTAAACGAAGCGAACAAGCTGTTTAAAAATAAACTGGTACTGGATATCCAAGCGCTCGCAGCGTACCAGCCACCAGCGCCAGCCGAAACGCCCGATCCGCGAGTTGAAACACTATGATAACCGTTAGATTTTACAATATGCTGCGCGAGGCCATGAGCGACTTTAAACGCAACGGGTATAGCCAAATACGCCTGGAATACTGGATGCCAAAATTACGCGAATTGTTAGATTATCACTTGGACGTCGACCCCGAATCGCTCGTTAAATATTTGCGTTCGCTGTTCAATGTCAAAATTAATGACGGCAAAATTCTGCAATATCACCCTGAAGTGACGCGATTTCAGCTTACACAAATGCGCCCACGCTTGCAGAATGAACTAGACAAGCGAATTTACGCGGCGACCGAACTAATCAAGCTCAATAAAGCACAGGCCACAGCTCGCACGTTGCAACGTTTTTCCGGCTGGGCATCATCAGTACCGGACGGCGGCAGCAGTGTGCTTAACGTGACCGAGGATGCCGCAAGCGTTTATAAAGACATTGCCACAATTCGCTATGAAAAGAATCGTTTAGAGATTGACCAAGGACATAAATTCATTGCCGCGCTCAATCAAGTCATTGCTGTAGATGGCGGCGCAATTGCAGCAATCTGGCATAGTCATTATCGCCAGCCAGGTTACAACTATCGGCCAGATCACAAAGAACGTGACGATTTAATGTATCTGATACGCGGCAGTTGGGCGCAAAATAAAGGATTGGTTAAGCCAGGCGCTGCGGGCTATTTAGATCAAATTACTCAGCCAGGCGAAGAGGTGTTTTGCCGTTGTTTCCTGCAATATGTTTATTCCTTGCGCAAATTGCCTAGCGATATGCTCACTAAAAAAGGGGCGGCGAAAATAAATGAACGAGCCAATTAATACATTTGCAGCAGGTATTTTGATTACCAGCCCAAAAGGAATATTACTATTAAAACGCGGTGAACAGCAGGATCACCCTAACGAATGGTCAATCCCAGGCGGGCACATCGAGGCGGGCGAGTCTCCACAAGTCGCCGCTGTTCGGGAATTATTCGAGGAAACCGGCATTGATGGGATTTCCCCTGATATTCTCACGCCGCGTTCTATCATTGACGGTTTTGTCACGTATAGCGTTAAAATTAATAACGCACCCGACGCCATAATTTCAGACGAGTCTAGCGAATGGGGTTGGTTCGAGCGCGACGCATTGCCCGACAATTGTCACCCTGGGTTAATTGCCACACTTGGCAGCGACCCAATGAGCGACACGCAATGCGCAGAATACATCGCCAGCGGTGCGTTAACATCGCCCCAATGGTACAGCAACATGATGCTTTATGCGTTGCGTATAACCGGTACAGGCGTAACATGGCGGGGCAGTAAAAACGAGTATGCTTACAGGGTGCCTGAGAATTATCTCACGGCTGATTTCCTGGAACGGTGCAAAGGATTGCCCGTAATTTTCATACACCCCGAAAAAGGAATGTTAAGCGACGCAAGTTTTTCAGATCAAATTGTTGGGACGACTATTTACGCGTATATTGTTGATAGTGACGTATGGGCAATTGCGCGAGTATATGACGCCGACACAATTAAGATATTGGCAAATGCGCAAATGAGTACCAGTCCGTCAATAATAACCTCAACAATTGCCGAAAATGCGGTTAATATTGATGGTACACCGGTTATAATTGAGGGTAAGCCTACATTGATTGATCACATTGCCATAGTTCCGAATGGTGTGTGGGATAAATTAGGCGCACCCGATGGCATTTTGCAAAATGAGGTTATTATGGAACCAGAAGATAAGAAAGAAGATGCGTTGAAAAATGACGCTCAACCTGGCGCGACACCACCCGCCGCCGATCCGTTATCGCAGATTTTGAGTAAACTCGACGAATTGGGCGGGCGTATCACCAAATTGGAAGGCGCTGAAAATAAAGAATCCGAGTTGCAAAAAGATGCTCAGCCCGAAGGTGTGCCGCCAGTTGCCCCAGCCGGTGCGATGCCTGAGCCAACTCTGAATGCCGACGCTGAAGAAAAATTGCGTAACGAAATGAGCGAATTAAAAGCCCGTGTCGACGCACAGACCGCAGAAGTCGCACCCGAAGAAGCAAACGCCATTGCCGATGCGCAAATCCGCGCCGACAGCGTGGCTAATTTATTCGGCGAACGCGCACCTATGGCACAACGCGGTGAATCGGCATTGGCCTATCGTAAACGTCTTGCTTTGAAATATCAGAAATATTCGCCACGCGCTAAAGATATTGACATTGCTTCAATCACTAACAGTGGTGTGTTGGCAATGGCCGAAGAGCGCATTTACACCGACGCGCAAGTTAATGCCACTAGCATTGATGCGGTTGGGGCAGGCAATTTACGCGAAGTGCGTCGCGCCGATCAAACTGGGCGTTTAATCAGTGAATTCCACGGTGACCCAAGTGTTGCGTTTGCCCCATGGAAATTACCGGCACGTCGTGCCACTTTTGCGGGGAATAAATAATTATGGCCGGTATTAACATTAATCCCATGACTGTTAGCAATGCCGCTGGCTTTTTCGGCGTCAAATCCGATGGTCTGTATCAGGGTGTTACCATGGACGATCCAGCGATCCGTAATTCGCTGGTGGCAGGCCGTGTAGCACTTACTGAAACGCTGCCAATGTTTGGCGGTATCGCAATTCAGGAAATTCCGAAATTAGACCTTATCGGTATTGGCAACGATATTAAACGTGCGTTGCAATACAATCAGATCACTGGTTTTAGCGTATTTGATCAGGGTTCTAACGGCATGGTAACGCCGCAATCGAATGTTCCCGCATACATGGCAGGCATGAGTATTGGCTACTATCGTATCGGTAGTAAGGCGCGTATCAATTTTGCATGTACCAACGCTGTTATCGCGCAATTAGCGAACGGTGTCGCCCCTGG